AAGAGATGTATTAAGTACGAAGTAAGTAATATATCTTATCAAACCAAAAACCCTACGCCTCTAAAAGAGCTATCAACGCGCGCGCACGTTACATATAGTGTGTCTCAAATTTCTCAGCCAGTTACCCTCTTTTCGCCCCTCCTTGCTTCTCTCCCTGACCCTAAAAACCTAAAACCTCAAAATATCGCCTCAGAAACCTCTACATTCGATTCAGGGGGATACCCCTCTACCAAACCATTACCTACACCCCTAAAATCAAAAATAACACCTTCTGAAAGCAAAGAAATGCCATCAGAAACTGTCAGTGATCAATCTCCTAACGAAAACAAAAAATTTTGCCAAGAGGTAACGGATTTTTTCGTCTCCGAACTCCCTGGCTGCTGGAGAGGTATCTCAGATATCATGACTTTCTGGGCTTCCCAAAAAGCTCAGATGATGATGAAAACTTGGCGACACGAAGGCGTCATCCTGGAAGATATCCAAAAGGCCGTGTCACGAGCTCGACAGCAAGGAACTTTTTTCTTTAACCCTCTCTTTTTCGCCAATTGCGTCTTACAGGTCTGTCACGCGAGAAAAGGAAAAAAACGACCCTTAACCCCACCCTACCGCAGTGCCTTACACGCCGTAGATGCGCGCCTTAAGGCCAAAAACCGACTCTCTTGCAAGAAAGCACAAGCCATCTTACTCGGCCTTCCTCCTCCCACTGACTCAGTCGAAGATGTCATGTGGCAGATGCACCTGGAAACGAAAGACTTTCTCGAAGAAGTGAAACGTCAAAGCCTGATGTCTCAAAATATCGCCCCAGAACCCCCTACATTCGATTCAGGGGGATACCCCTCTACCAAACCATTACCTACACCCCCAAAATCAAAAATAACACCTTCTGAAAGCAAAAAATGATATCTAAATTATTTGATTTTTACTTTATTGACTATTTTTCAGGAGAAAACTTTATGATACATTCAGAAAAGTCGGATTTTTACGAGATGCTAGAAACCCTTGCGAGCCAGTATGGTAAAGAACTCAACAACAGTGAACGCCTTCTTTGGGAGGAAGACCTCAGTTCTTATTCTTTAAATGCAATCCAGATCGCTTTTGCACAATGGCGACAAAATCCTCAAGCTAACTCTTTCCCTCGAACCGGCCACATCATCTCAATCATCCAACAGACCCCCACTTCTCCCCTCTCTTCCCAAAATTGCAAATTTTGCCACCAAAGCTCAGATCTCAATCTCAGCCTCCTTTACATCCCTCCTAGAAATTTGTATATATGCGGGGAATGTTATCTTGAAAAATTGGAGAACTCACATCATGGAAGATAAAAAACTCTTAATCGGTGCCTGGGATGCAGAAGAATCTGTCCTCGGATCCCTTTTACTCAATAATGATCTCTTTGATGAGATCACTGATATCATCACTTACAATGACTTTGACAATCCTGGCTTTAAAGAAATCTTTAAAATCATGAGCGAATTTAGAATCAATAAAAGACCTTTTGATTCTTGTATACTCGCCGATGCTTTACCCCATCTCCAAGTCACTATCTTTGCCTGCATGCATGCCGTCCCGTGCCCTACAAATATCGTCGCCTATTCGAAAATCATCAAAGAGAAAAAAATCCTAAAAAAAGTCTTCGAGGAAATTTCTCATCTGCAAAAAAAAGTCTTGCATATCTACCAAAAACCCAATGCCACAAAAACCGCCGACGAGTCAGCCGTTTTCATTTTAAGATATGCTGCGAAAATTTTTGCCGACATCGAAAACGAAAATTTTAAAGAAAAATCCATCGGAAAATTATCGGACCAGCTAAATTTCGCCCTCTCTGAAATCGACAGAAAAAATAACAATCCTTATGCTTTTACTGGCTTAGAAACTAAATATACCGCGCTAGACGAGATTACAAATGGACTTCAAAAATCTGACCTTATTATACTCGCCGGCCGCCCTTCCACTGGAAAAACCTCTCTCGCTTTAAATATCGCAGAAAATGTGGCTTTCCAAAAAAATAGCGTCCTCATCTTTAGCTTGGAAATGGGCGCCTTTTCTCTTACCAACCGATTTTTAGCCTCCTCTCTAAAAATACCTCACAAAAAGATATTATCGGGCGATCTGGTTCCCGAAGATTTTTCCAAAATCGAAAAATCTTTGAAAAAAATCTCTAGCGTGGATATCTTCATCGATGACTCCTCCTTGCTGACACCAATCGATCTACTTTCTAGAGCACGTCAGCTCTCAAAAAAAGTTGATCTGAAATTGATCGTCATCGATTACCTCCAACTTATGAGTTCGGATAAAAAACAGCAAAACAGAAACTTGGAGATCGCCGATATCACCCGCTCTCTCAAAATCTTGGCTAAAGAAATGAATATCCCTGTCATCGCCATCTCTCAGTTAAACCGTGCGACTGAATATCGCGCCGACAAAAGGCCTTCCCTCGCCGATCTGCGCGATTCCGGCGCCATCGAACAGGACGCAGATCTCGTGCTTTTAATCCATCGGGAGGAAATGTACAACAAAACTTCCCCCAGAAAAGGTATCGCTGATATCATCGTCGCTAAACACCGCAACGGCGAAACAAAAGATTTTAATCTCGCTTTTTTAGCAAAATACAGTAGATTTGAAAATCTAATCATGCTATGATAAAGCAATTTTTTAGTTTAGTATGGAATGAGTCATGAAACCTCAAAGTGCATTTGACATCACCGTCGATACCTATCTTAGAAAATGGGCGACTTTTACTTTGCGTACCCTCGCGGGAAATTTGGGATATGAAAAAGAAAATGTCCTCTCTCGCCTGATGCGATACGGCACTCTCATCAGAAGTAAAGGCTTCTCATCCTCTCCTCTCACCTTTTCAGATGATGAAGATATCCAAAAGGTAGAAGACGCTTTGGAAAAACTGGCCGCTTACAATCCAACTCTGGCAAAAATCATCCTCATCAAATATACTCAAAAAGATCTCAAAAAATCGCTTTCCCTCTCTCACCTCTCTTATCATATATATAACCGCTGTCTCCCAACCGCCATGGCGTGGCTCGCCTCTTATCTAAACTATGCATCTCAACCTCCTCCTACGACATCCTTTAAGTATGTACAGAGCTTCTGATATCGCCAAATGGTTCATTCTGAAAGGAATGGCCGCGTTAGCGGTTTAGAGGGAGTAGTTCATTTTGCTCTGGTTTCAGACGGTTTCGCCATTGCTCTAATTTATCAAACATGCGCGAAAAACCCCGTCATTCATGACGGGGATGTAAGCGCAACGGCGAAGCCGTTCAATTGGGCGTTTTCTGCTGTTCAATATATTGACGGATAATTGAAATGGGCGCGCCGCCACAACTGCCGGCGAAATAGCTTGGTGACCAAAGAGCATTGCCCCATAATTTTTTTTGAATGCCTGGGTATTTGGCTTGACGTATCATGCGGCTAGAGACGCCTTTAAGGCTATTTACAAGATGTGATACGGCAACCTTGGGGGGATAATTTACCAGAAAATGGACGTGATCGTCTTCACCATCAAATTCAATCAGTGTTGCTTCAAAGTCTTCGCAGATTTTAGAAAAGATGCGTTTTAAGTCATCCAATACAGACTTTGTAAATACGCCTCGCCTGTATTTTGTGACGAAGACCAAATGAACGTGCAAATTAAAAACACAGTGCCTGCCGTGTCTAATATCGTTGTTTGTTTTCATAGACTAAAGTATAATGAAACAATGAAACGACGACAAGCCTTTAAATTTGAACTGATGCCCAATGGCGCACAAATGCGGGATATGCGCCGTTTTGCGGGCGCTTGTCGTTTTGTGTATAACAAAGCGCTGGCGCATCAAAATGAAAGCCCTAAGACAGATAATGCTATCAGGTTTAGTTATTCAAGACTTGCCAATTTGCTGCCTGCATGGAAAGAAGACAAGGCAATGCAATGGCTTAAGGATTCTCCCAGTCAAACCTTACAGCAGGCTTTAAAAAATCTTGAATCAGGGTTTAAAAATTTCTTTGCAAAACGCGCTGACTTTCCGCGGTTTAAGAAGAAGGGAGTTAGCGATAGTTTTAGATTTCCGCAAGGTTTTAAACTGGAACAGGCAAACAGCCGCGTATATCTGCCAAAGCTTGGATGGATGCGTTATCGGCAGAGTCAGAAGGTAGTTGGCGAGATCAAAAATATGACGGTATCATGCAAAAATGGAAAATGGTTTGTCTCTATTCAAACCGAAAGAGAGGTAGAGATACCGAAGCCTGTATCAGTGAGTGCAGTTGGCATTGATGTAGGTATTGCCCGTTTTGCGACGTTAAGCAATGGCGAATATATTGCGCCGTTAAACAGTTTTAAAAACAGGCAATCGCGCCTTGCCTTTGTTCAACGGGATATAGCGCGAAAAGTTAAATTTAGTTGTAATTGGGTTAAAGCGAAAAAGAGGATTTCAAAGATACACACGCAGATTTCAAATGCACGTCGGGACTTTCTGCATAAATCGACGACACATATCAGCAAAAACCACGCTATGGTATGTATAGAAGATTTGCAGGTTCGAAATATGTCCAGGTCGGCGAAAGGCACGATGGAATCAAGGGGACGAAATGTCAGGGCAAAATCTGGTCTAAACAGGTCGATTTTAGATCAGGGATGGTTTGAGTTTCGTCGTCAATTAGAATACAAGCTGGATTGGAACGGCGGCATTTTTGTTGCGGTCAATCCCAGAAACACCAGCCGCACTTGTCCGTGTTGCAGACACGCCGCCGCAGAAAACAGACAAACGCAAGCGCAGTTTGCTTGCGTGGAATGCGGCTATGTGAACAACGCAGATGTTGTCGGCGCAATGAATGTACTCGCGGCAGGACATGCCGTGTTAGCCTGTGGAGAGAGGGTGCAGTCAGACCGCTCAATGAAGCAGGAACCCGCCGAAGTGAGTCAGGCTGCTTTTGCTTGAACGCCGTAGGAATCCCCCGACTTTAGGCGGGGGAGGATGTCAAACCTCTCGCCATAGTTCTTTCCTCAGAAAATTTTTTTTCACTCCCACCGTCGAAAGCCTTCCTTTACGAGCCCTTTTGCGCCGCAGTGCTACCGCCAAAGCGAGCACAAACTTGGCGGTAGGTGAACTTTATCCATGGCCAGAGCCATCTTCCTCGCCACAGCCCTTTTCATAGCCAGAGCCAGTTGCCTCCCCCCCCCTATCGTCCTATTATACTTTATACTTTCGTCTAGGGATCTTTTTTGTTTATTTTTTGTTTAAGATGTTGTTCTATTTTTGTATGATATGCCTCCCTTTTTAGTCTGTCAATACCTCGATGAAAAAAAAATCTCATATGTTTCAATAAGTTAATGATTTTTTTAAAAATATCTTTTTTTTTGCCATTGTGCTCTCCCTTAACTTTAGCTTAAAGATGACATAACAAAGATTTAATTTACTTCTAGTAATTGTTCTTACTGGAAGTAAAGACGCTCTAAAATTTTTTATTATTAAAAATCAACTATTTATATATCTATCGGACTGGGAGAGGAGAGGATAAAGCCTCTTTTTTGCTCGGTCTGGCATCGAAGACATGCCCTACCTTCCACTTTATGGTCTCTTTAAGTCATCTGCAGGAAGGTCAAGGTCGCTGCGGGTAGGAGGTAGTTATATAATTAATTGAAAATAGGAGGAGGTTGCCAATGAGTTCTTGTTTTGATGTCGCTAAATACATATTGGAGAAGAAGAAACAGATGACAGCCATGAAGCTTCAAAAGCTGGTTTATTATTCCCAGGCGTGGTCACTCGTATGGGATGAAAAGCCATTATTTGATGAGCCTGTCGAAGCGTGGATTAATGGGCCCATGGTTCCTGCTCTTTATCAAACCTGCGCGAAAAACCCCGTCATTCATGACGGGGATGTAAGCGCACGGCGCAGCCGCTCATATAGTGTCTTTTGTATCTAGTATCGTTGTGAGTTTCCATAGACGAAAGTATAAAGTATAATAGGACGATGAGTAGAATGCGGCTATGTCAACAACGCAGATGTTGTCGGCGCAATAAATGTACTAGCGGCAGGGCATGCCGTGTTAGCCCGTGGAGAGATGGTGCGGTTAGGCCGCTCGATGAAGCAGGAACCCGCCGAAGTGAGTCAGGCTGCTTTTGCTTGAACGCCGTAGGAATCCCCCGACTTTAGGCGGGGGAGGATGTCAAGAATATCATTGTGGTAAATATAATATTTCTGCTGATGAGGTTGCTTATGGAGATGCTGAAAATTTAAGTGATGAGCAAAAAGACACTATAGATCACGTTTTAAAATATTATGGGGATAAAAATCTTCAATGGCTAAGTGACCTTACTCATCTGGAGGAACCTTGGAGGAAAGGCCGTCAAGGATTGGCTTCTAATGAACGTGGCAATAATGTCATTGAACACAGTGATATGTTTGAGTATTACTCCTCTCTTCGCCAAGAAGGCGACAGTAGCGAGAGCTGACCGCCATTTCGCTTGATATCTCTTTTAACTCGCTGATTTTGTTCATATCTTTCCTTTTTTAATCGGAAAGTACCATATGAATTCTATATTAATCAGATAGTTATGTATAATTCTTTCTTCGTATTAGTATTTTTTGTAAGGTATTGACTTTTAGCGAAAGATAGGGTAAGATTTTTCTATTCTGTCAGTCTGTGCAAAAAGGAAAGATAAAGATATGGCTTTTGTCGAGTCGACCGTTCAGTGTATTATCTGCCGTGGCGCGGGCCACTATCACGGTATTGGTGTCTTTGATACTGAAAAAAGACAGCCCCACATATGCCAAAACTGTAATGGTAAAGGGGTCTTAGTGAAAAAGATCCCCATAAACCCCCCGCTGACAGACGCAGTACAATCCCCACTTTCTCAGGAGGCACCCCTAAAAGATGCAGCCTCAGCCACTTTCCACGACAAAAAAACGCATAAGGAAAAAAGAAGGCCTTCCTCCACGATATAAGCTCTTTTGCTGGCACTATCTGAGTACTTTTAATGGCACTTTATCCGCCAAAAGAGTCTTTTACAGTGTGAAATGCGCAAAACAAAAATCCGTCGATCTTCTGAGAAAGCCCGAAATACAACGATTTCTTAGAGACAGGATCAAAAAAATGATCGATCAAGCTGAATTCGATGCAACTTATAGACTTAAAAAACTTAAGGAAGGTGTAGACCTTAGTATCCCCACTATCTATCCTTATGATAGTAAATCGCTAAGAGAACAGAAAATGCGATATTTAGATGTAAAAGCGGGCGTCGCTTGTATAGCAGAAGCGAACAAAATGCAAGGCAGTTATGCCGCCCTATCTATAAAAGTCAGTAGGTTAGAAGATGTGAAGGCAGAAGCAGAAAAAATTGCCGCAGAAAACTCAGAAATCGGAAACTTAGAAGTAGAGATGAAAGATTTTTAACTTTTGGGGGATATAGAGATGAGAGGTAAAATTATGAAGCGTAAAGAAGACAAAAAAAAAGAAAAATCTCCTAAAAAGAGATAGATTTTGTCTGTCCATTCAGATCTTAAGAAAGAGTGTCTTAGTAGCTTACTTCTTTTCACGAGAGTTTTTTACAAACTGAGAAACTCCAGAAACTTTGAGTTATCCAGACCTACCGGTCGAGAATGCCACTATATCACGATAGCAAAAGAATTAACGCAGTGCTTTTTACTTAAAACTCAGAGGCTTATAATAAATATTCCGCCTGGGCTTGCAAAATCTACGATGTTGAAATATTTCGCGGCATGGGGGTTTGCCCATTTCGAGGATTGTCAGTTTATATATATATCTTATAGTCATGATCTTGCGTCCAAGCATACCGCAGATATAAAAAGCATCATGTCTTTAAGAGAGTATCAAGAGCTTTTCGGGGTAGAGATCAGTAGGCACTCTTCTGCAAAAGACAATTTTCAAACGACGGGCGGCGGCGCGCTTAAAGCTTTTGGGTCTCGTGGTGCTATAACGGGACAGGATGCCGGTCTTCCACATCTAAGCCGGTTTAGCGGTGCTCTCTTGATGGATGATCTTCATAAGCCAGATGAAGTACATAGTGATACTATCCGGCAGACGGTTATACGAAGTTATAACGAAACCATGAAGCCAAGGGGTAGATCTCCTCTCGTGCCTTATATTTTCATTGGGCAGAGATTGCATGAAGATGATCTAGCACATCATCTTATCTCAGGAAAAGATGGATATAAGTGGAAAAAAATAATTTTAAAGGGTTTAGATGATGCAGGCAATTCAATTCATCCTGATATTCTTCCGCTCGAGAAATTAAAAATAGAAGAAAAATTTAATCCTTATGTTTATGCCTCTCAGATACAACAAACTCCTTTTCCAGCGGGAGGAGGACTTTTTAAAGAAAGCGATTTTGTTGTTTTAGATGAGGAACCAGAAATTATCGCCTCTTTTGTAACTATTGATACGGCTGAGACTGAGAAATCTTATAATGACGCGTCTGTATTTAGCTTTTGGGGTTTATATGCCATTAGACATTTTAATCAGACTACAAATATTTTTGGATTACATTGGTTAGATTGTATAGAGATTTATGTAGAACCAAAAGATTTAATATGCAATTTCACGCAGTTTTATTCTGAGTGTATGAGACATCCCGTAAAACCCTCTCTCGTAGGGATAGAGAAAAAATCCACTGGGGTCAGCCTTATATCTTCTCTCTCTGATCTCCAAGGGATAAATTTGATAGAGATAAAAAGGACTGCTGCCTCTGGATCAAAAGCAGACAGATTTATTTCTATACAGCCTTATATCGCTAGAAAACAAATAAGTTTTACAAAAAATTCTAAACATTTAGAGAAATGTATCACGCACATGTCAAAAATAACGGCGAATAATTCTCATCGGCATGATGACATCGCAGATACATGTTTTGATGCGATAGATTTGGGGTTAATTCGGGCGATTGTAAGTTCTCGCGTAAATAGAAAACAGATTTACGACAATATAGCAAAAAGTTTTCTAGCAGCAGAATCTAAGAATAAGAGTTTGTTACAGGCAAGCAGAGGTCAATTTATTTGAAAAAAAAGTTATCTAAAATTCATTCTGATCAGTTGAGTAGAATAAAATCTAACATTGAAGAATCTTACTTGTTTTTCGAGAAAAATAGACAATATTTCAACAAAATGAGAAATTTCGTATTCAATACGACAATTACTGATGACCAAAGATCAGCACTTCAAACCATGGAAATGCCTTTGCTCGAATTTAATGTGATCGAGTCATATATCAGTCGATTATGTGGGGAATTTTCAAAACAAATTCCGGGTATAAATGTTTTTGCAGATCCTACGGCTTCTATACCTCCTGAAAATACAATAAAATTTGTACAAAATCACATGCGGCATATTATTACAAATCTTCGTTCAAATGAAATTTATAAGGATATTTTGAGTGGGGGCTTTAGTGGATTAAAGGTTTGGACGGATTATAGAAATCCAAAAAGTTTTGATCAAAATATATATTGCGACCGCGTATTTGATCCTTTACTTTGTGGTTGGGATCCGGCAGCCCAAAAATCCCACAAAGGAGATGGCGCGTATTGTTTTGAACTTATTCCCTTACGAGAAGAACAAGTTAGAAATAAGTTTGGATCAGAGATAAATCTAAAAAATTGTTTTAATTCTGGATTTGGTAGTTTTAAATGGGGATTTAACAGCAACAGAAGAAATTTTGTCATGATCTGCGATTTTTATGAGAAAAAGTCTCGTAAAACTAAACTTTTAGAGCTTCCTAATGGAATGAGCTTGACAGAAGAAGAATATGCGGAATATTTGTCTAGGTTTGATAAGAATTTCACCGATATAAGGCAACCTATGAAGCCAGTTAACTCTAGAATAACTGATCTTCCTTATGTTGTGAGATATAGATTAATTGGAGACAAAATCTTAGAGTATAGGGAGACACAATTTACCTCATTGCCGATTATTTTTGTTGATGGTAATAGTATACAAACCCGCAGAGGAGGGGATGGAAGCGATATCGAGCAAATCACAAGATCTTATGCGCATAATGCGGTAGGCTCTCAAAAGCTTAAAAATCTTGCAGGACAAACTATTGCAAATCACATTGAGACTTTAACAAAACATAAAATGAAAATATCAGTTGATTCAATTCCACCCCAATATCTAGAAGCTTATACAAACCCTCAGATGCCAAACAATTATTTGTATCAACAATATAGCGAAGATGGTACGAGACAATACAATCCACCTATGGAAGTTGTGCAAACGCCTTTGCCTCCGGAAATTGTAAGTATTTTCATGAATGCCGAACAGACTATACAGGCATCTTTAGGGTCTTATGATGCCGCTTTAGGGATAAACAAAAATCAGTTATCGGGAGTAGCAATTGTAGAGGGAGCAACACAATCTAATGCGGCAGCAATGCCTTTTGTGATAAGTTATTTGTCTTCTCTACAGCAAGCAGCAGAAATAATCTTAGATCAAATCCCTAAAATTTATATAACGCCTAGAAGTATGCCTATTATTAATAGCGAAGATAAAAATGAGCATGTCACCATTAATGACCCCAACGATCCCTCTTCGCCTAAAATAAATTTCAATTCTGACGATTTAAAGATAGAGGTAAAAGCAGGGGTTAATTTTGAGGTACAGAAAAATAGAGCACTTCAGATGTTTATCGATTTGTCTCAAGCACTCCCTGGAATGGCTCAGATTATCAATAATCCCAAAGGGTTATCAATTGTGGCTGATAACTTGTCTTTCAAAGGGGCAGATCAAATTAAACAATTGGCAGAAGAAGCCAGCAAAAAAATGGATGCGCAGAAGAGTCAGCCTCAGCCTCCTCCTCCAGCGTTGTTAAAATTAAATCTGGAAGCGCAAAAGATACAATCTAAATCTCAAAATGAACAAACAGCCTTAGGAATTAAAAAACAAGATTCAGATACAAAAAGAATGGAAATGTACGCAAAAACTGAAAATGCTCGGTTAAAAACAATTTTAGAATCACAACGCGATCAAACCGAAAGACTTGTACATGGCATTAATGCGAATTTAAAAACATCAGAGATGACTCATAAAATGAGAAAAGAAATATTAGATAGCACAACAGATCTTCTGGACTCCATGCAAGGAGCAACACAGAATCATTCTTCATTGCCAGATGAAACGGATATACAAAATTTTCCCCAAAATGAATAAAAAAAGGTGCTGGCCACCCCAAGCCTGTCTACTGCGACATCAGGTTAATCATGTATCAGTCCGCACTGAAAATTGCGGTTTACCGTAACGGGGTCAATAGTTTATGAGGAGTTATTTATGAGTGGCGAAAATTTAAATGAAGTGGTTCCTGCCGTTTCACCGGCAGAGGTACCCAAGGTCATGCAGCAGCATGAGATTACTGCTTTAGTCACAGGGGCTAAGCAAAAAGGGTATGAAAAAGGTCAACAAGAAGGATATGAAAAAGCAAGATCTGAACTTTCTAAGAATAATCCTGAACAAAATCAAAATTTTAATAATTCTTTGCCTACCTCTACAGGCATTGATGAGTCACGACTGAGACAAATCGCATCGGAAGAAGTGCTAAAACAACAACAGCAACTACAAGCACAATTGATACAAAAACAGCACGAAGCGGCTGGACAACAAATATTAAATGATATCAATGCGAAATCTGTTGGGGCAAAATCTAAGCTGCAAGACTATGAAAAAGTGGTTGACCCTGAATTTAAAAATTTCGCACATGTGCCTGAAGTTTTGTATTATGCCAATCTTACAGATAATCCTGGCGAAGTGTTGTATGACTTAGCTAAAAACCCCTCAAAAATAGCCACTATTGCATTATTAAATCGTATGGGTATGAGTAATGACGCGGCTAGTGAGGTAAAAAAATTGTCTGATTCAATAAAGGTTAATGATATGGGTGATACAAAACCTAAAGTTAAGGCGCCTCTCTCACAAATCACTCCCTCGACGGTTGGTGTGGGAAATGAAAATGAAGATAGTTATGCTAATACTTTTAAGGGAAAGTATTAAAATTTAATTTCCTTTAAAATATCTTTCATCTCTAAGATCATTTTATTCCCTCACTTAAATTAAAATTCAATTTGTGGAGAGGGCAAAAAATGGCTACGACTGATAATTTATTGCAGGCGGTTGCTACTTATAATAAATCTGCATTGGGCAGATTAGTGAATATGTTTGCTGGCATCAATAAAGCAAACAAAAAATTTAAAAACTTTCAGGATGTTGTGGCAAATCTTGGCAATAGTGTTACCTATGATTCTCCTCCTAGAGCATTTTCTTATCCGGGACTTGTCGTTTCAAGCTTTGATTCTATTGAACAATTGGTGTATACATTAACCATTGGTGGCTATGATTCTTCTGGAATTCCTACACCGCTTGGTGCTTATGATTCTTATGGAAATCTTAATGCTGCAAATACAAACCTAAGCGTAAGTAGTGAACAACTTATTTTTAATATCGATAATAACGATTATCGTCAGCCGCTTGAAGAAGCGTATATGTCTGAACTTGGCAATACCATAGAATCGAGTATTTTGAATAGATTCATCAATGATACTTATCGTTTTTATACGGCAGGGATTGATTATATTAATAATGTTCCTTTACCCATAAATTCTTATGGCCAGCTGGCATTTGCAGAAAGCCAATTTTGCGAATACGGGTGTGCTCAAACCGATTATGAAGCCTTTATACCAAACATGGCCGTCTCTAATATTATTAGCCAAGGGTTAAACAAGTTTATTCTTGATAGAAATAACGAGGCTTATAATTCTTGGGAACTGGGTAAATTTGGTAAATTTGATTGGTATCGTTCTAATTTATTACCAGTTCAAATCGCCGGTACGCTTGGGAATGTTGGCGCAATTCTTCCCATCACATCTTTCGTAACAGATTCAGATGGCGGCATTAGCAGTATTACTTGCTCGGGTGCCGGAACAGATGCTACAGCGATTAATGCAGGCGATTTGGGTTTTTTCATGGACGGGGTCGCAGGTCAACCCAACATTCGCTATTTGACATACACAGGCCATAATCCTAGTGAGTTGCAGGTACAATTTCAAGCTACCGCAAATGCCTCTTCCTCGGCCGGAAACGTAACGTTTAGTATATTGCCTAAGCTCTATAGTGCGCCGGGAAAAAATCAAAATATCAGCGTTCCGGTTGCTCCCGGCATGCAAATACAGTTTTTACCTTCTCATCGTGCGGGCGTCATGTATTCTGGCAAACCCTTCTATCTAGGAATGCCTCGGTTACCAGATCAAGCGCCTTTTGCGACAGCTCAAAAGAGTGATCCTGTTTCAGGAGCATCCATTCGTTTTACGCAAGGTGCTGCTTTTGGTCAAAATATCACCGGATTTATTTGGGATCAGATCTGGGGAGCAAAATTGACCTCCCCGTATGCGATGAGGTTGATATTCCCGATAACTACACCATTTGCAGGATAATGAAGAAATGAAGGCCGTTGAAATCATTAATCGAGCACTCAATGTTTCTGGTATTCTTGCGAGAACGCTTGAAGCAGAAGATGACGAGGAAGGTGTCGACGGTCTTTTTTGGTTAAATCGACTTCTAGAAGAAAAATCTGCAACGGGTAAGCAATTACCTTACTATGGCCATATTTCTTTAACTGCAATTCCTGGCCAAGAGTCTTATTTTGTCACTGGACTTGTGAATGCAGATGTTCTGACATTTACTCTTCAAAATGTTAGATATTCTGTTAGACCGGAAAACAGAAATAGATATTTTGGTAGTTCACGTGCAGAAAACATCGTTTCACTTCCCTATAAATGGTATTGGGAACGCGTTAATGGTGGTTTGAATGTATATTTATATTTTTTTCCTGCGGATGCCTATGATATTCAAATCACAGGATTAGCGACCCTTCAGACCAATATTGATTTTGATACGGACCTGGATGGATTTGTAGATAGGTTTTATCAAAATTTTCTCATTTACGAATTAGCCGAAACTCTTTGTATTTATTACAAAATTTCTTTGCCTCCTGCGACCATGCAAAAGCTTGTAAAGTTAAAAAAAGAAATGACTTATATCAATTTACCTGATTTATCTATAGTAAAAAGATCTCTCCTGGGAGGAGATGGAACAATTAGTTATGCTCAGGTAAATATCGGAAAAGGATGGGCGCCGTGATAGAGGCTCCTTCAGGACGTCCATCTTCTGGAAATAAATCATTACAATTTGAAATCGGAATGCCGGTTAAGTTTGATATTGTGGGAGGTAATTCATTTGGAAGATATAAAAAAATATCTTCCGAAGAAACTTATAATATGATTGTTTCGGATGGTGCGCTTGTAAATTTTCCGGGATATTCTCTCGTCAAAAAGTTATTTGGAAATAACGGAAGGGAAATATATACAAGCACCCGATACAATAAAATGATAGCGGTGGTTTCTGATAATGTGTTTTCTATTAGTACAGATTTATCTTTTACATTGGTGGGAAGTTTAAACACGTTTAGCGGAGATGTTTATATTTCCGAGAATCTGGGCTCACAAATCGCTATTTGTGATGGATTTACTATTTATATATTTAATTATCAAAATAATACTTTTGTGCAGGTTAAAGTAGATTTTTTGCCGGGTTATATAACATTTCAGGATACTTACTTTATTGCCACAGACAAAAGAACAAATAGATGGAGACTGTCCGCTAATAATGACGGTACTTTATGGCCATCCGATGGTGGACATATCGGAGAATTACAGACAAAATCAACGAACGCTGTTGCTGCGGTAGTTTTGGCTCGTCAATTATTTGTTTTTGGACAAACATTTGCAGAACCTTGGTATGATATTGGATATACGCTTTTTCCTTATCAAAGAACAAATTACTACACTATAGATTATGGAACTATAAGCCCTTCTACCATAGATGTTGGATTTGGGTTAATGGTATGGTTAGGATCTAATGAGAAAACAGGAATTTCAATAATGGCTTCTACGGGAGGCATTCCTGAAAAAATTTCCAACGATGGCCTTGATTTTGTATTTTCAAATTTAAAATCACCTCAAGATTCTTATGGTTTCTTGTTTAGAGAAGCCGGGCATGTATTTTATGTGCTTACATTTACGAAAGATAATCTTACTTATGTTTATGATTTTAATACAAAGATGTTTTTTACCTTAACCGATAAAAGCATGAATCATCATCCTGCAAGAAGAATTACATTTTTTAATGGTAGTTATTATTTTGTAAGTTTTAATGACGGAAATATTTATAAAATTTCTTCAACTATTTATACTTCAGGAGATCATGAGACGCCCCGATTTAGGATATTAAAACCTTTTAGGCTTCCGTTAGGCGACAGATTTGTGATAAATAATATTAATATCACAATGGAACAGGGAATTTTAGAGAATGAAAATAAATCAAGTTTATCTTTGTTGCCTATCAGAAGGCCAAGAATTGATATTGCCGCCTCACGGGATGGAGGGGAAAGCTATAAATATGTAGCTTCTAAAAAAATGAATCCATTAGGAAAAAGAGAAAATATATGTAACTTTTGGAACTTAGGAAGTTATGTTGACTGCACGCTTAAATTTGCTTTTTGGGGAGAGCAAAGGTTTTGTATTACGGGAGCCGAAGGTAATATTTATCAATGATGCGCGAAAAACCCCGTCATGAATGACGGGGAGGTAAGCGCAGGGGAAGGGAGGATGTCAACAATGAATGTACCTAATTTACCGCATCCCGAGGTTCCCATTATTTCAGAAAATGGGAAAATCCATGATTCTTGGTATAGATTTTTTACTCAACTTACCAGCGAATGTCAAAATAATTTGTCGGAAGAAGGATTGAATATTCCTACACAAACTACCAATGATATAAATACTCTACAGACTGCAAATCCTTTACCTTCTTTTGTCTATGATAGTAATAAACATGCAGTCATGGTGGCCATTAATGGCGTTTATAAAACTGTTCAGGTGGTATAATTGAAATATGAGAGAAGATCTACCTATTCCATTTTCTGGTGATTCAAATAATTATGGTAATTGGATTTCCGCTTTTGGAAATATTGCGGGGGGCGCCGGCAGTCTGTTTTCTAGAAATCCCGCTGATTCTGCATCTTATGATATTTCCAGTATTTATCCAATGCTTGAAAAGTATTTGTCTCCTTATATTAATAATGGGCAGATTGGATTTAATAATTTAAATAACTATATGGGCGTTGGAAATACTGCCTCTAATCTATTATTAGATACTTCAAGAAAATTAATTTTAGATCCCACTTCTATTATGTCGTCGATAGGAAATAGATTTCAGCGTTCGCCAGGATATAATTGGCAGATGGGTCAAAGTATTGATGCGGCTAATCGCGCAGCGGCAGCCGGTGGGATGGCCGGAAGTCCTGCTGAGCAACAGCAAGTTCAAACAACGGCGAACCAGTTGGCTAATCAGGATTTTTATAATTATCTTAACCATGGTTTGAGTGTATTTGGTCAAGGATTTTCGGGTCTTAATAATTTATCGGGGTTGGGTCTTAATGCGGCTAGTGATATTTATGGGATAGGAGCAAATTCTGCGAATGAATTAGCATCAAACCTAGGTTCGTTAGGTTTAAGTAAAGCAAATCTTGATTATGCGGGGGACATTAACAAAAATCAAAGTGATATGGGAGGATGGGGGTCTCTTGCTGAGGGAATAGGTCAAATAGCATCTTTAGCGGGATGGTTATAATGGCTATCCCCGTTGTCAATTTTAATCCTGAAACATTTCAACAAGCCAATCCTATGCTGGCGGGAATGGGTGCTGCTCAGGATCTTTATGCGAAGGGTATTCAAAACCGATATTTGGCACCTATGCTGGCGCAGCAATTGCAACAAGCTCAGCTTCAGAATCAGATTATGCAGCCTCAGGCACAATATGCTCCCCAATTGACCGCCGCAGACTTAGCCTATAAACAAGCACAAGCGCCGTTTGCGTCCGCTCAAACACAGGGAATATTGCGAGGTCAAATCCCGCTTCAACAATCACAAGCGGCATTGGCCGGTACAGAATCACAATTGAATCAATTTAAACTTGCTCATCCCGAAGTGATGCTGGGCGGTATCGCAGGCAATTTAGGGAGTTATGCTCTATTGCAGAAAATGTACCCGGGCCTATTTAGTACGCCTTCTGCGGTTTCACCGACAAGTTCCCAGGGGGTGGCAAATAATTTATCGAGGGGGGTTGCTACATCATTACCTGCCGTTCCATCTGCAGGTCAATTTACGGCTTCGCCTTCCGCAAGTAACGCCCCTATATTGCCTCAAAACCCCTATGCAGGAGCCGCCGGAGTTTCGCCAACAGGTGGTGGTGGTGGTTCAATGACGCCAGGTCAGTTACCGGGTGTATCAGATATGGCAAATATGCTTCTTCAGCAGCAATTTGCGCCCCTTCGAAAAGATATGGCGCAGGCAGATTTTTATACGACCAAAAGTAATTTAGCTAATTTTTCAGCATTGCCTCAAGATACGCGTAATCAACTTATCGCTCAAGGAAGAGGCGTAGGGATGTCACCTACTGAAACATTAGGTTTTATTGCGCAGGGGGGCGATATGAATAAATTAATGCAATCTGTTGAACAGAGAACGGGGCAGTCCAGTACGCCTATATATGCTCCTTCCCAAACTTCTCTTCAGAAAGCCCAAATATCGTCGGCGGCAACTGCTGCATTGACCGATATTAATCCTTTAATAACAAATGCTTTAGCTCCGTATTCCAGACAATTTTTGGGTTTTTCTCCAAAATTAGTTATTCAAGAATTGGCAGGAAAGGATCCTGATAGTGTAGGTCAAGCTTTAGCTGCGCGTGCGCTAGCTCCTGAAATAGCATCTCTTCGTTTAAAAGCGATGAACGCAACAAGCGGTATAGAAGCAATCAGGGAAGTAAAGGAAAGTTCCATGTTAACCTTAAAGAATTTTCAGGGAATGGTTTCCCCTAAAACTTACGCTTTAGCAAATCAATATCTAGATAATTGGGTTGCAAGAATGTCAAATACTTATAATAAATCACTTGTTAATATGCCTAACCAAGTAAATGTTCCGGCTTCTCCGTCTGGCGTTGGCTCGCCCTCTGCTTATGGAACTCCTTTATCAAAAGTTGTAAATGGCGTTCCTTATATATTCACACAAGGGAAATGGCACTCATGAAAGAAGTCACGGATCCCGCGATATTGGCGCAATTAAATGATCCTTCAATTCCGGCTAGGCCTCTAAAAGAAGTCACGGATCCGGCAATATTAGCCCAGCTAAATGATACTTCACCCCAAAATCAAGATGATTCTATCCTTTCAACGGTTGCCAATAGTCCCGGAATTCAAGCAATTCTAGGAGCGGGGGATGCCGTCAGAAATACTATGGCATCAGCCGCTAATCTTCTTCCGGGGGTTAATATTTCTCCTGTTCAGAGCGGTCAGGGAATGGCTTATGATGTTGGAAATATTGCGGGTAATATAGGCACATTTATGGGGGGAGGGGAATTACTCGATCTTGCGCGTGTGGGAGCGGAAGGAATCCCTTTGATAGGAAGTATAGCGAAATCTTTGGGTGGCTCCGGAATGGCTTCTACGATTAGCCGTCAAGGGATAGGCAGTGGGATTTACGGAGGACTATCAACTAATCAAGATAGAGGAGATAATGCCATTATTGGCGCAGGCGAAGGGGCTGCTTTGAGTGCTTTACCCTTTGGGGTGGGAAAAATTGTTCAATCTCAATATTTCCGGCCTGGGCTGTATGCTAAAAATATTATTGATAAATTAAATTTAAATGCAGCCCCAAGCCTAAATACATTGAATGGATCTTCAGCATCCGCAAGTGCAAATGATATCAAAAATAGCATTTTAAATGATTTGGGGTCTGGACAAACCCTTTCTGATAATGCAAAATCTTTAACTCAAAGAGTTAATATGGCATTTAAAGGACGTAAGGAGGAAGGAAGTGGGCTTTATAATTCTCTTTTTGATAATCTTTCTGGTAGTACTATTTATGACGAGGTAAATCTTCCAAAAACATTAAGCACTTCCCCTAATAATAATATATCTTCATTTTATACAAAAACTCCTTTGTTAAACGGACTCAGTGAATGGAGATTAAATAATAGCGGCGGTAAAATATTTTCTAGCGGTGAATATCCTTCTTTATCATCGGATGTGTTAGATTCCTATAATAGTAATCTAAAAAACATGCATAATGATTTTGTCCAGAATCCTACTTTAGAAAATGCTCATACCCTACAAAGTCAATTAGGATCAGAAATTAGGTCTTTTCAAAAAAGTGATGCTAGAGGAAATTTATCTATATCTGACAAAGACGTTTTAGGAAATTATTTGCAAGCGAAAAATGCTCTTAAAACAGATATGTCTAATTATTTAGGAAAAATTTCGTCAGAATATCAAGATGCCTATAATGAGGCTAAAGAAAATTGGCGTACTACTGTAACACCTTATTTTTCCCGTCCCACAATAGCGGGTATGGCAAAAGGAAATATAGAAAATATTGGAAATATACAGGCACCATTTAAAAATCCCAGTATTAATATTCAAAGAGTTGTACAGGATTTAGGACCTGATTACCAGAATAAAATTCTTTATTCTCAGTTAGGAAAAATGACGCCTTCCTCTTCTCCTCAAAATCTTGTGAATGCGTTTAATCGGTTGGATGAACAGGGATTAGGTGAATATGTGACCCCTCAGTTAAGCCAGAGGATAGGGGAACTTCAAAATCAGATCAATCAAGAAAAATTTCTCAACAAAATAAATACAGCAAAAGAAGGTCAACCTCAAGATTTAGTAGATGTCTATAATGACATCAAAAAAGGAGATTTGCAGAATTATGCGCCACCTGAATTACAAGATCAAATCAAAGGTCTTCAAAGAAGAATTTTAGCAACAAAAGCTTTGCAGGTTGGGGCCGGTGCTGGTTTAGGGAGCGCGATAGGAAATTCCATTTTTGGAGCGGGAGGGTGGGGGGCTTTAACGGGCTTGGCTTCCCCTCAAGTGATGAGATTTGCGCAGGAAACTTTACCGCTGGAGACTATGGGAAGATATCTCTCAAAAGGCGCGAGGGTTTCATATCCCTATCTACGTCAAGGAATTCTTGGACAGCAGCTGAATAATGCAGGAGCACAATAATGCCATTAAATGCTAATTATGTTCCTTTAACCCCGCTTTGGGAGCTTCATAGCGACAAAGATACGGGAGACTTTTTAAGAGACGGCTTTGCACTTTTTTACCGTGATACTGCGCGAACAGTGGGTAAACCTGTCTATCAACTGACAGGTTCTCCTCCTAACTATTCTTACATTCAGCAAGGTTATTTAGTAACGTCCGGCTCTTTTGCGGGTGCATGGAGAGTTGATTTAAATGATCAGGGGGCTTTTCCGTTAATGGTATATGGATATCCATTGGATTCGGGTGGCGAAGTTGATCTTTATTTTATTCAATTTTATAGTAACGGGGGAGTATTTCAATTTTCTCGCGAAGGTTGGCCAAATTTCTTTAGCGGGGGGGGCGGAAATACAACACAAATTAATATTAACTACGTTCCAAATGGTCAATTTTTACTACATACGGATATTCCTGAAACCGATATTTTAGAGTCGGGTGAAATAAGACAGGCTGTTACGCCAATTGCTTATGGAGGATGGGCATTTGTACGCCCCAATAGTTCTACAGCAAGTGATTTTGTGACTTTCCAAAGGCTCGGTTCTTATTTAACAAATCCCCCTAAAAGCCCACGATACGCTTGCAGAGTTAAATGCGAAAATCCTTCTTCGGGAGATCTTTTTAAAGATTTACGGGTTAGATTTGATGATGTAAATAAATTTGAATATCTGGCGCAGCAATTCACTTTTGCCTTAACAGGCCAAATATTATCGGGAGGTAATATCAACGTCTCTTTAATTTTGATTAAGAATTTTGGGACGGGCGGCGATGCGACCACAGAAACTAATCTTACAACTTTTACGTTGACGGGTTCATTTGATTTGCAGTTTTTTACATTTGATTTTGGCGATAATACGGGTAAAGTTATCGGCACCAATGATGATGATTATATTGAATTGGCCATACGCTTTCCGCCTAATTCTATATTTGATGCTGAAATTACCGATGTTATTTTGACCCCTGGAAATATAACAAATCCTGTTTTTGATGACACAACCACGAGACAATTCATTTATCAATCTTTGTTCAGGGATTTAGTTCCTGCGCATGATGGTAGCGATCTAGGTTTATCTCCAGTCCTTGGAGAACATGGATTATATTTCAGCGACGCTTTGGTAGGTAAAGTATTTGCCTCTTCGAGTATAAATCTTGAATATGGTGAACTTCTCGCAGATGGTTCACAATATGAAACGGCTGCCTATTCTTCTGAGGGCATTCCTTTTAAAAGACTTCAGTCAAAATATTTTGATCCTACTAAAGGAATGCCTTTATATGGAACGGGTATAAATTTTGTGTCTGCATATATCGCAAATGGAAGTTTAGCCTCTCCTACTAATTCATTAAGAATCTTTAATAATACGGCAGGTCAAACCACAGACTTTTCTGACGGGACACCCCCAACTACTTTTACATTTACGGATGTTACGATAGGAACTGATACGGGGACATGGGGACTCTATTACGGGGGCAATAATTTTTTCATATGGGCAGTAACTGCGGGCGCAGTGAATAATCCAGGCATTGATTCAGGTACTTCAGGATTTGTTACCGCTGTTGTAAGAAATGGAAGACCCACCGTAGAAACCGTAGTTACAAAAGCCATTTTTCAAGTCTCTACGGTTGCTGCAACTGGTTTAGCAGGATTATATTTTGATTTTACAAGTGCACCGTCATCTTCTTATAGAGTTTGGTTTAAAGTCAATGGGAGCGGAACGGCGCCTCCCAGTGCGGGTTATACATTATTGGAAATTGATTTATTATCCACTTGGACGGCACAGGAAGTTGCAAGAGTCATTGCAGGCGCGCTTTCTGGCTCTAAAATTACGAATATTATCACTAAAGCAGGTAATATTGTGCCCGCAGGTTCTTACTGGAACTTAAATACACAGTCTCAATCATATTATGTTTATTATACGGTAGATAGTGTGGGAACTGACCCTGCTCCTCCCGGTAGGCTTCCTATTATGGTTGCAATACTATCTACTGATAGCGATATTCAGGTCGCTTCTAAAACGCTACTTGCGATTAATAGTAAATATTATGCTCTCCCAGATTTAAGGGGAATGTTTTTGAGAGGCGTGGACGGTGGTGCGGGTATTGATTTAAGTACTGCCGCAAGATGGTCATTTTATAACCAATTAATAAGTTCTGATCAAGGAAATTTAACAGGTAGTTTTCAGTTCGATGATATTGTTCAACATTATCATAATACTACACCTACTGTTAGTGGACTAAGTAGTGGAGGTACTATACCTGTCCCAACTGACATATTTCAGGGTTCAGTATTGACTATACTTTCATCTGGTGGACCTGAGTCTCGGCCTTTAAATGCTAATGTAAATTGGGTTATAAAATATTGAGGAATTAAATAATGTCAACACCTTTTGTTTTAGAAAAAGATATTAATGGAAATGTAACTTATCGTACACCTATAAGCGACATTATGATGAGAGTAGAGCTTGATCCTAATATTCCTCAAAGCGTAACGGTTCCTCCCAATTGTACTTCTGCTTTATTCTCATATTCTAGTGGAGGAGATGTTTGGGTTGATTATGAAAATACAGCAACCTTACCCAGCGGAACATTTGAAGAAACAACTTCTGAACTTACGCCACTTGGAAAATATGGGCTAGAACCTGGACAAACTATTTCTTGTATATGTGCGACAAATGCTTATGTTCACGTATCATTTTGGAAATAAAATATGAGTTATTCAGGAAAATTAAAAATATTAAAAGATAATACGTACGCAAAGTCTGTATATAAACAAACGCAAAATTCATCAAATACTCCTCCTCCTACACAGCCTACTTATTTATTGTTATCTGGGGGTGCGTATGTATTGCTGAGTACTGGCGGACGAGTAAGGCTTACTTAAGGTTTTATATGGCAATTGACAAACAAATACATGAACTTCCTCTTTCGACTTTAGAAGATACCGATCTTTTAATAATTCAGCGAGAAACTTCTCCAGGGGTATGGGCTGATTATTCTGTATTGGGAAGTAATTCATTAGGGGTTAACACTCAACTATTCTGGGTAACCCCCGATGGAAGCAACAGCACCGGTACCGGCAGTATATTGAATCCATGGGCGACTATTTCGTTTGCTATGAGTCAGATAACGGCTAGCGCAGGCAATCCTGCTTATATTTGTTTTTATGGAATTATTGGAGAATCTAGTTCGATAAGTTATAAGCCCAATGTTCATATTATTGGTATGGGAGAAGGAGCCGTTATTCAAAGCGCAGGCCCTATGATACTTGATAATAGTTGGGGAACCACTCCGGCATCTTCGGTATTTTTTCTGAACTTTTCTATTCAAGGCAGCGTCACCTTTGATTTTACACCTTTTACTTATCCGTATTTTAGTACGACAGTTTTCAACATGAATAATGTAAGGATTGCTGGAACTTTTACGGTAGCAGGCACTACAAACTTTGGCCCACTTGTATATTCTTTTTCTAGCAGATATGGGGTAGTCTATATAGATAATGCTGGATTATATTCTTTTGGAGGTGATTACTTTGCCTTTATAAACATGGGAATGCGTAACCCTGGAATATCGGGTGAAAATTCTTTTGGTGCCACTATTTTGGGCGCCATGATAAATACAATTGATTTTAATGTTCCGGCGGAGATTTCTTACACCCCTCTATTTTCGGTTAGAAATAGTCAGGTAGGTTCTGTAGGGGCTAATGCGAGCAATTGTGTGGTAAGGACTGATTTGGCAAGTCTCGTTGAGAATCCCATTTTAAGCAATGGCGCTTTTTATATATTGGAGCAGCCCTTGAGTACTATATGGAATAGTATTTCTACTCCTCCTATTATTTTAACAGCGACAAGTTATACTTTTGATTTTACTTCTAATTATTATATTTTAAATAACACAACAGCAGGAAGTTATACTTTACCACCCGCAGCCGGAAATAGCGGAAGAAAATTAACTATAAAATTGATAGGAACAGGGAACATGACTCTTTTACCGCAAGGGTCAGATACTATCGACCCAGGATTATCTTTTCCAATTTCAAATCCTGGGACGGGCACTTTAATTTCTCTTTCTTTATTTTCAGATGGGGTTTCAAATTGGTATACCGAGTAATTTTTTAGAATGAGGAAACTTTCATGACTTTTGGCTATTATCCGCCTGATTCTGTCCCTATTTCATCTCTCCAGTCTATTTCGCCTGGTGCAATTCTTGCAAATAACACAAATGTAAATGCCCCTCCTGCGGGGGTAACGGGGTTTTACCCTCCCTCTACAGTGACGGCGACAAGTACCTTAAGTTACACGGGTGCAAAAACGAATGTAATTGTGGGATCGTCGGCAACGGCTCCCACTTCTCAAACTCTTCCTACGCCAACCTCTAATAATATAGGAGCAGAAATAATTATTACTAATCAAAGTTCTTTTCCAATTACCATAAATGCTCCTTCAGGTTGCACAATAGACGGTCAAACCTTCATTTCTTTGACTTCTGCTTCATCTGGAAGTTATCCCTCTGTGACTTTAGTAACAGATTCTACTACCAGTTTTATTATTTCATGAAAAGGGAAAAGAATGGCTAATTTCCCCACTTATGACCAATTATCAAAAATACCTCTTACCATATCGGGTACCCAAATTTTAACCTATCAGTCTCAGACGGTGCTGGTTAATAATCCAGCAAATACGGCAGCCAACATTACACTTCCTCCTTTAATCGATGGCCCTCCTGGTTTTAACTTAAGGATAATAAAGATAGCATCAAACTCTCTTAATAATGTAAATATTACCGCCTATCCTGGAGATTCAATTGAGGTGGGTGGGACTTTTATTATATTAACGCCGTATACGTATTATCATTTTATTCATATCGGTAATGTTTGGTTATATGCCGGTACGGCGGGATAATTTTATCAATTTCTTAAGGAATTATATATGGCATTCAATATAGATAATTTTTATTCAAATTCTACTTTGACGATGGTATCATTCGGGATCCCTGGCACTTTTGGATATTCAACACCTGATACGGTGGATGAAGTTTTAACACCTGGTTATTTTCCACCGGCAGATTTTTACGAATTTGCAATAACGGGAGATTTGATTTTGGTTTCCGCGGCGGATGGTTCTGTTGCTGGTTTTTTTGATAGCAATTATAATCTAATTGATGTTTCTCGATATAATAGAAGTACAAATGTTATAACATTAATGGGCGCTTCATATAACCTTGTAGCTCCCGCCTGTTATATTTTAAATAATTCTTCTTCTGCTATTTATACATTACCTGATGCTACACAGGCCAAAGGGAAAGAGATAATCTTGAAGAAAATATCAGGATTATTGGAAATCGTGACGATAAATCCTCAATCTGGTCAGACCATAGATGGGGCATCTTCCTACAGCATGGTAACGCAATATTCGTATGTCAAGTTTATTTCTGACGGTTCAAATTGGTATATAATCTAATGTCTGATATTCTTGAATTATCAAAGCGAGTCGATAATAATAATAATGAAATATTATCATTAAGGACTAGGGCGCATAGGACTGAAAATACGCAAGCAGGAATGATTTCGATTCTAGATAAACTTGATAATAATTTAAAAACTATTTATGAAAACCAAGAATGTATCTCCCTTAAAATGATAGAATCATTTAAAGATATTACGATGAGAATTTCTGAAGCTGAAAAAATCACAAATCAGATAAAACTTGTGACAGCTCATTGGAAGTCATTGCTTATCATAGCCATTTTTTTTGCGGGTCTAGGATTTGCTTTTGATAATGGTATAAAAGATTTATTACGTGCCACTTTGCCAGATAAAGCAATAAAAGTGGGTGATATTATTAAAAGTTACTAAATTTAGGGGATAAATTTGTTTAAATATAGCGAAAGATCTCTCAAGGTACGCAGTGAACTTCATCCACAGTTACAAAAGATTTTTGACTTTGTGCTCCCCATATTTGATCATACTCTTGTGTGTGGTTATCGTCCTCAGGAAGAACAGGATAAAGCTTTTGAAAATGGATTCAGTAAAGTAAAATTTCCTTACGGAAAGCATAATCGCTATCCGTCGATTGCTGTGGATGCCTATCCTTATCCCTTAAAAGACCTTCACGCCAAAAGTGCCAGAGAACAGGAGCTTTATCAAACCTGCGCGAAAAACCCCGTCATTCATGACGGGGATGTAAGCGCACGGCGCAGCCGCTCATATAGTGTCTTTTGTATCTAGTATCGTTGT